CCGACAGAATTGACCCAACCGTGCGACTGAACCCGTTACCGCTCGCATCGTTCATGGGTAAGAGTTTCAGCAACGGCTTATCAGATTGGCTACTGTGAAACCCGATCAGCGAGGCCGCGGCGATCACGATCGCCTCGACGTTCTGTTCACGCCGACACTGCGCAATCATGGGGTTCGCGAGATTCAAGAGAATCCGGCCCGGGACCTTGACCTGGCCAAGGTCATCGGGCCGACCCAAGTCCACGTAATCGACATCGAGCCCGTTTCCGCGTGCGTGAAACCTATTTCCGGGCTGGTCGTGCTTCGCCTGCCGATGCGGCCTGCCGTTCCCTGTCGGGTTCTTGGTTCCATGATTGGCGCCGCGGCTGCGCTTCGCTTTGCGATCGGCCGCAGCAATCTGCGCGTTGAGTCGCGCGTTGACGTGCATGCGGAACTGTCGCGATTGCAGCTCCATCCCGATCGACTCCGCACGCTCGAGCACCGGCCGTGCGACGCGCGCGACTTCGGCGTACAGCGCGTCCGCATCACGGCTGACGCCGTCCTTGTTTTTCGTGAGCGGCCAGCTGGCATCGATTTCCACAAATCCACACACGCGCGCCGTGCTGAAGTCGCCGCAGCCATGGGCAGAGGCCCGCTCAATGACGCGCCAGCGATGGGAGTACGTAAACCCGCCGCGAAGATTCGGCTCGCCCTGTGCGACGACTCCGCAGTACACCCGGGCACTCTTGCCGTTGACCTCAATGCGCGCGTCAATCACTTCCCCGTCAAACGCCGGCAATTCCCAGCGCACAAGGGGTGCCCAGCGCCCGCCGGTCGATGGTCCCTTGAACTTGATTTGATGGCCTTGCTTGAGGGCCGGTGCAAAGACGTAGCCCAGCTCGGTCACCAGTTCCTGCCAGGGCTGCCCGCGGGGGGGATGGCGCACACGGGGGGAAATCGCGATCGACGTGCCGCTGGATTCGTTCGGCGCTAGCGGGCGCTCGACCGCCTCCTCAAACGACCAATCATCGTTGGCATACTCGAGCCACTTGACGAGAAGCGACCGCATGACACCGTCATGGGCCGTTCGGATGTCGATGCTGCTATTCACGCCGCCGACCCAGAGGGCCGCATCCTTCCCGCCGATGCCATAGCGCCCGAGCTGTGTCGATGAATGCTTGACGTGCTCACCGAGCTGCACCATGACGCCGGGATCCAAACATCCGATCCCGTCATCCACAATCAAGAGCGCATGCTTCGTAAATTCAAACGCAATCGTGCTGGCCCTCGCGTCGAGGCAGTTGTCGATCCATTCCCCGAGCGCGATCCACCACTTCAAATTGGCATTCTCGAAGGACTGCAGTACCGACGCTTTTGGCGGTCGCGATTGCTTCATGACGCTTTCCTTTCCCGCCAGCGGCGCACCAGGCGATCCGCTTCGCGGCGAATGTGCTCGACGAGTGGATCAATAGGGATTGTCCTGGGCCACTCCATGGCGACACCGCGGATAGCATTCGAGATCCCGAGGAATACTGTCTCTTGGCGAAACGGGGAGTCATCGACGCTGATCACTTCGGCGTCGATGGTGGTCTCGTCAAATTCAGACCGCAACTTACTTACCTGGCTGCGTTGAAGATCGGCCGTTATCTTCCCGTGGGCGTGTGCCCATTCGAGGGTGTCGTCAGGTAGTGTCGCGAGCGCGTGGAGCGTCGACCATGATGACGGCAAATACGTCACGTGTGACGCATTTAGAAGGGCATCACGTCTTTTGTATATCTCAATAAATTTTTGAGCGCATCGCACGCCGATAGGTACGTGCCCCTCCTTAAACAGTCGCAGCCACTGCCCGTGTTCAAGGCTCTCGCGGGCCGCGAGTAACTGCCGGCCAGTCTCGAAAATACCTTCCACGGTTTTTTGTAACGCTGCATTGATGCGATCGGCCCAGGAATCGATCGCATCGGGATGGGTCATGCGGACTAAGGCGGTACTGCGTTTCTTACTCATCGCTTCTCCGGCATCGGGATCTCAACCTGCGCCACCGTGCGCCCCCACGCGATCGCCCAGTCGAGAAACGTTGACATCTCCTCGGCGCTCAACCACGAGATCGAGGCCTTGCGCGGCATCCACCGATCGAGCGCGTTCCGCTCGAGACCGAAACACTCGCCCAGGAGGTCACGTGTCGCCTGGCGGTCGCTGGTGCCGAGATACCGCGCGAGCGGCGGCACGACCACGCCATACCAGTACGCCCGCTGGCGGTCGCGCGGCGGCGGCACCCGGTCGTCGGTGCTCACCGTGATGTCGACACAGAGCCCCGGCGGGAGCTCGGCGAGGTACCAGTCGTAGGCCGCGCGGTCCGCGAGCTGCAGCCGGCGCTTGTCGTCGCCGACCACGACCGCGCCGACCGTGAAGGCGTCGACGATGCTCATGCCGCCGCCCGCAGCGATCGCCGCAGCGTCTCGATCTCCTCGCGCTCGCGCTCGACCTCGGCGAGAAACGCCCGCGCGACGAGCTCGTAGGCTGGGAGGTCGACGTCGGCGGCCTGCACGCGGACCAGGAACAGATCGAGGCCCGGCCCGAGCCGCGGGTCATAGCTCACGAAGTCGCACCAGGCCGCGCCGGTGATCCACAGGTTGTGCATGATTTGCGGGAGGTAGTCGCCGGGCACCTGGCGGGCGCGGACATACCCGAGATGCGTCGAGCTCTTGGGACACTTCACCTCGAGCAGGCCGGTGAAGCCCTTGATCTCGCCATCGGGGGAGCACCCCGCCAGGAGCGCGTCGTGCGCGACGAACCCCACCGGGCGCACCAGGTACCCGGTCGCGGCCTCATACGCCGCCCGCGCTGCGCCCTCGAGGTCGATCCCGCGCTGCATCTCCTTCGACACGTAGTCGCCTTCGGCGGACGCACCGGTCAAACGTTCACACGTCAGACGCAATCGGAGGTCGCGCCGCGCCGCGGCCTCGCCTTTCTTGATCGTCGCCAGCATGTCGGCGGCGCCGCTGCCCGTCAGGCGCCCGAGCCGCAGTGCGTGCCAGTCGGGGGAACGTTGCGCGCAGGCGTGGACGATCACGCGCGCTCCGGCCGGCACCGCGCCGGATAGACCGGGCCGAGGCGCGCGCGCTGGTCTACATACGTCGACTGGTAGTGTTCCGCCAGCGGGCCGTGGCCGAAGCCCGTGATGACTTCCACGCCGCACTCGACGCACTCGAACAGGTCCGCATCCCAGAGCTTGTACGGGGCGCCGTCCTCAAAGAGCTCCTCGACGGTGACGCTGTTCCGCTTGACGCGCATCAACCGGCCGCAGCCGCAGAGCACCCCGCCGCCGGTCGGGCCGCTCAAAACGGCACGTCCTTCGGCAGCGCCCGCGCCTTGAGTTCCTCCCAGGTGTCGGCCTGCGCGCCCGTCAGGTGCTTGCGGAACGGCTCGGGGGATTTCGCGAAGGTGTCTTCGAGCCGCTCGAGACTCTCGTCGGCGACGGCGGTCAGGTTGGCGAGCCAGTCGTCGAACCCCTCGGGCGCCGGCGGCGGCGGGGCCGCGTCGACCGTCGCGACGTCGATCGCGCGCTGCCCGTCGAGCTCCTCGGCGGTGTGCTCGCCGCCGAGCTCGTCGGGGAAGGCCTCGCGCAGGCCGGCGGCCTCGGTGCACTTGGTCAACATCTGCCGCGGCGCCTTGCGCCATCGGGCGTTCGCTTTGCTGTCCTTGCCCACCGCCACGACTTCGCGGAACCAGGCGCGCACCGGAAATTCGATCCGCAGCTTGGCGTCGGGGTTCCAGCGATACATCGTCATCTCGCACCAGGCCGGTGCCGTGACGCCGGCGCACGGCTCCTCAGGCCCGTAGGCCGGCAGGCTGTGCCCGAGATAGACCCCGGTGCGGTGCGCCGTCGTGCGCAGCTCATAGATGCCGGGCAGGACGACATCGCGCCCGTTGATCTCGACGATGTGGCACGGCTTCTTGAGCGGGTCGAGCCGCCGCGCCACACAGTAGTCCCATGCCATGAGCACTGAATTCGGATTCGCGCCTGGGAACAGGTTGAACATGACGCGCCATTGCGTCTCGCTGACATTGCGGCGGGCCCACGGTTCCGGTACGCCTCGGCTGGGTTCAAGCGCGGTCGTCATCGTCGTCGGTCCTTTCGCCAGGCATCACGTTTGAGGGTCAGCGGCGGCTCGGCCCACTGCCGGTATTGCCGGGCGGCCTGGGCGAGCGTCGCCAGGCTGAGCCCGCCGACCACGATCAGCGCGGCGGCGAGCACGAGGAGCCACGTCATCGGCGCGACCCGCGCGGGGCCGCGAACGTCCGCGTCGGGTCCTCGCCCTGCAGGTAGCGCCAGACCAGCGCGCCCGAGTACTTGCGCACCCCGATGCGCGGCCCCTTGACGAGAAACGCATCGAAGTCGCCGCGGATCGCGTGCCGGTGATAGCTCGAGGTTGAGATCTCAAAAATCAGACAGATGTCGGCGGGACTCAGGAGCGCGCCGTCCTGCGCGCGCCGCAGCACCCGGGTCCGCGCCGTGTCGTCGGTGTTGAGCGGGGCCGGATCGGGAAGGTCGAGAGCGGGGGCGGGCTGTGACATGAGCGCGTAACTCCTCTGGTGCTGTCGGCCCACTGTGCCGATTCCCGAAAAGTTTCTACGCTTCCCGTTCTTGGCGTGCAAGCACAGCAGAATTAGAAGTGCTAAAATGGGACTTTTAGATAATATTTAAGCAGTCTCGAAGCACTTTGGGCACACCATTTAACCAACGGCGTCACCACACACAAGAGACCACAACATGCCGAGAACTACTCCCGTCCGCTGGAAAGCCGTGTTGCAGAACGTCTATCGCGGGCCGGCCAGCTTCAAGGTGCAATGGCGCGACGGCGGCCAGATGCGCTATCAATCCTTTCCACTGAACACCGATCTCGCCGTGCTGCGCACGTTTCGCGATACGCAGCGCCGCAATAGCAGCCCCGCGGCGGCCGGTGCTTCCGGTACGTTCGCGCAGGATGCGGAGGCCTGGTTGAAGACGCGCAAGGGTCGATCGTGTTATGCCTCCGATCGCTCGCACGTCAAGCCGTGGCTCGTCCTGTTCGCGACGCGCTCCCGGTACGCCATTGAAGATGGCGCCATCGCCGCGGTGGTGGCGACGTGGCAACGCGACGGTGTGAAGCCTCGCGAGATCCGGCACCGCCTGCAGGTGCTGCGGTCGATCTTCCATCTCGCGAATCCGCGGGGCCCCACGCCAGCCGATTACGTCACGCCGGGCAAGATTGAACAGGAGGACCCGGAGCTGGTGAGTGCGACGACGATCACCGCCGTCGCCGCGAACCTGCTCGAGCAGGAACGCGGCGGCCGGTTACGGGATGGCAAGACGCGCGCGCGGTTCCTGGTCGAGGCGACGTGTGGTCAGCGGCCGGTGCAGATCATGCGCGCCCAACCGGGTGACGTGCAGCTGCCGCCGGTGCCGGGGACTGCGGATGCCGGATTGTGGTTGGTGCGTCGTGCGAAGGGAGGGAAGCCGGGGCGACTGGTGTTGAATCCGGACATGGTGGCGGCGTGGCGGATGTTCATCGCGGCCGACGCCTGGGGCAAATACGATCGCCGATCCTACGGGCGCGCGTTGCGCACGTCGGGCTTTCCCGCGCACGTCCCGCCGTATCGCCTCCGACATTCCACGCTGCAGGAAGCCACGGACGCCGGCGTGGACTTCGGCCAGGTGCAGGCGGTGGCGGGGCACACCTCACCGGAGACCACCCGCCGGTTCTACGCCCGGCACTCGCCGACGAGCGGCGTCGCCGCGGCACTGACCGGACGGTTCACGGCGCCGGCGGTGGATCTCTTCGCGGCCTCGCCGAAGCACTGGACGAAGGCCGAGCGCAAAGCGGCGCGCAGACCCGCGATCGGATTCGGGCCGCCGCGTCTTGTGAAAAAGCCCTGACCCTGCACTACCGCCGGTGCCGGTTTCCGCCTGGTTGTTCGGCAATCCACTTGGCAAGGTCGGCGGCGGCATAGAAGAACTGGCCGCCGATCTTCCGCGCTAACACACCAGGCCCACGTTTGTCCCGCCGCTGCTTACGCAACCACTGCGTCGAATGGCCCAACTGCTTGGCGGCGTCCACTTCGCTGAGGAGTTGCGGGGCGGCGGGGGCGCACGCGAGGCGCACGGCCTCGGCGATCCGGTCGGCCAATAGGCGACCGAGCGGCCCACCAATCTCCACTGACAACGTGACTCGGTCGGTCGGAGGACCCTCCGACTTAGTACTCCCGTGAGTACTCCCGTGAGTACTCCCGCCTGATTTGGAACTCGCCTGACGACTGGGCTTCTTGGCTCGTGTCACTTTCAAGTACTCCCCCGGGAGTACGTCCGGGGAGTACTCACGGGAGTACTCACGGCGCGTGGCATGCTTGGGATTCTACGGTATTTATTGGGGTTTTTTGACTGTCGTTTTCAGGCGAGCCGAGGGAATTCGCGCCGGCGATCGCGCGCCGTGATGGCGAAAACAGGTGAATTTATTCAGGGAATTCTCTTGGAAGGAAGTTGCGGGGGCGGGATTTGAACCCGCGACCTTTGGGTTATGAGCCTATTAGCCCACGCTAGAAACGCCAACAAGTCAATACTTTACGGTCGGGAGTACTCGCGGGAGTACCTACGATTTCCTGCCTAGCCCTTTCCTACGCTATAAACCGCGTCGAATGAGTCCCGAGCTCCCATCGCACTGCGCGTGGTGCGGCGCCTCTCTGATGGGCGGCGCGACCGAGCACGCACCCGACTGCTGGGTGACCATCTTCCACGCCGCGACCGGCGTGCCGATCGCGCGGATCGAGCGCCGGTTCGCCAAGTGGATGGCGCTCGCCGAATGCACCTGTCGCACCTGCGGCCACGCCGCCTCGTCCCATATCGGCGGCTGCTGTTTCGAGTGTGGCCGCGCGGAGTGCTGGAGCTAACCCAATGCCCGACCTGCCGACCCCCGAGGAACAACCTGTCGGCGAAACGGTACGAGGCGAAGGGGATCGCATGACGAAGAAGAGCCGCCACGACAAACGACAGCTTGGGAGGTAGTGGATGGTGCGGACCGACAACGTGATCGTGGTTCACTTCGCCTCGGAGGACACCCCGTGATCATCCGGTTCGTCAGCAGCGTCGTCGGCGTGCATGTGCGGACGGCGGTGTTCACCGCCGCGCAGCCGGCCGGCGTGAGTGTCTTCGCGCACCTGCCGCACGCAGCGTTCGAGAAGGTCGGGGAGCTGACCATGCGCCCAGACGAGTGGGATCACTTCCGGCAGTTGATCACACGGGGGCCGGGCGATCTGGAGCTGCCGCCCGACGGCACGATCAACGTCGAGATCGAGGTCGAGTGATGCCCCGCCCCCGCCGCCGCGAGACCGAGACCGTCTTCTTCCCGCACGAGTACATGGCGTTCGCCGACCGCCGCACCGACGCGATCGTCCGCCGCTGCTGCCTCGACCAGAACATCGTGGAGAGCGTGCAACGGAGCTGCTACCTCCACGGGGTGGAGGTGCCGCACCCGGACGACCACGCGCCGGGTCCGGACGCCCCGCTATTCCACCGGATCGCCTACTGGATCGTCACGTTGATCGGGGTCTGCGCGTGGTTCGCCGGCCTGATCGTGCTGACCGTGCTGGCGATCGGCGCGATCGTCGTGCTGGGCGCCATTGCGCTGAAGATCGTGCGGTGGGCGTTTGCCTGAGACACCGGTCACCTACGCTCCCCCCGGACCGTCTGCGGGCGTGCTCGAGTGGCCCGCGTCCGACGAGCCCGGCGGCAGCGGGTCCGCCGGCGCGCCAGGGTCAGTGTGATGCAGGGTCGAGCCGAGGTAGGTGGCGACGGCCCCGGCCATGGCGCCGCCGAGGGTCGCGAGAAGGTGCGTGCCGTGGTCGCTGATCGGCGCCCCGCGCCACGCCGCCAGGAGCAGCGCGCCCGCCCACCCGAGCGCCAAGCCGACCGCCAGGACGAACGCACACGGGCCGGCCCAGTCGCGCCCCTGCGGCATTGCGGCGCCGGCCGATCAGACGCCGGTGCCGAGCAGCTGCTTGATCCAGACCGACGCCGCGAGCGCGTTCGCGATCGCTGGGAGGTCGCCGACATAGAACCCCTTGATCGCGTTGACTTCCTCCTGGCTCAGCCCGAGGGTAATGAGATCGGCATCCGGCCACGACTCGAGCTGGATGCGGAAATCGCCGCCTTGCTGCGTGGTCTGCGTCAGCAGCGCGGCGAGGTCGCCGGCCGTGCGCTTGAGGTCCTCGGCCGTGAACGGCCGCCCGGCCTGCACAATCGCCATAACGTTTATCTCCAGTAATAAAAGCCGGTGCCTTCGATGGTGTACGTCGCGATGGGGTACTGCGTCCCGTCGGGCCGGCGAATCCGCCCCTGGTTCACGTTGGCGGGGCCGCACATGCTCAGCACGGTATTGACCAGCACCACGGACTGATCGAAGTACGCGCAGGGATACGGCAGCGTAAACCAGAAATACGAACAAGCCAGCCCGATCGGCATGCTGATCGCGGCGAGCGAGTAATGGATGATGTCGCCGTCCCGGTGCCACTGGCCGTTGTTGGACGCCGGCGACAGGATCGGCCCGGTCGACGTTTCGTGCCGCCACACGGGATTCCAGATCGCCCGCCGCGTCGGCAGTTCGTTGTCGATGGAATTGAGCTGCAGATTGATCTGCGACTTGTTCCAGACCGTGCCGACCGTGTTGGTCCCGTTGTCGTCGACCAGCGCGTTATACCAGGTGCGATCGAGTGGCATTACGACGCCCCGCCTTCCCGGCCGCGCAGCCGGCGCAGCAAATCCGCAAACGTGTAAAGCTTGTTGCTGGCTTCAACGGTGCGCCGCGGCCCGACCCGGGCCAACCCGCCGGTGATGGCGATCTCGTCGAAGCGAATCCGCTGGATGCGGAAGATCCCGGCGATGGGCGGCTGGCTCAGCGTGACCGTAATCAGCCGCCCGACCTCGACGGTCGGATCGCGCGTCACAAAGGTCAGCGTCAGGCGCGGGTCCTTGCGCTCGAGCAAGAGCGCCCGGGCATAGTTCAGCAGCTCGGGCGTCGTCATGCGGCTGTCGCTGAAGACCTCCTCGACGATGCCGTCGGCCGCGGTCCCTCCGAGCCGCGATCCGAGCGCCGCCTGGGCCGCCGCGTCATCGAGTTCGACGCGCAGCGTGATCGCATCCCCGGCCGTGAGCGCCCGCGTGAGCCCCGCCACGCCCACCAGGCGCGGCACGACCAGCACCTGGGCGCCATACTGCACCGTGGCCGTCAGCGATCCGACCCCCGCCGCCGGGATGCCCGTGAGCAGGCCCGCCCCCGTGCCCGTGTACTGGATCAGCATCGTCCCGATCTGCGCCCAGCCGGCGTCGCCGTCCGCCACGAACGGTTGCGTGGAGGAGACGGTCAGCGTGGTCGATCCGACCGGCACGCGGGCATTCGAGGTCGGCACTTGCGCGGTGTCGGTCGTCGGCGCGTTCGCCCCCAGCGCCGCGTCCGTGACGGTGTCGACATAGGGGACGGTCGGATTCGTCGCCAGCAGTTTCAGCTGGGCGCCGTTCGCGGCCGTGCGATAGAGCTTGACGCCCGAGAAGCCGCCCGCCGCCTGTTCGAGCCCGCTCACCGTGACCTTACTGAGGGCGGCGACTGGGCCGGTCGGATACGGCAGGTTGAGATCGCCATCGATGTACGTGTTGGGAATCCCCATCCACCCCGTCGACGCGCCGACACCTTCGCCGTCCCAGTGGTACTCGGCGTACCACGTCGAGCCCCCGTTGCGGGTGCGGTTCACGACGGTCTGGATGATGCGCGCGGGGCCGCTCGTCATGATCCCGTTGTTGTACCAGTGGCCCGTCACGGGATCGAGCACCCGCATCCCGAGATAGATCTCCCATTCCGTGCTGCTGCCGACGTAGTAGTCCGTCGGCGGCCCGAGCACAAACCCGCCCCCCTCGAGCAGGACATGCACCCGCCAGCTGTACAGGCCGCCCGGCGTCATCCCGTCCCCGGGCCAGCTATACCGCCCGGAATCGCGCATCCACGTCTTCCAGAGCGTCCCGACGGCCGCGCCCGCCGTCGCGGCGGTCTGCGGCCCCGGCAGGGTTTCCCCGCTCGCGTTGGTGAGCGTTTGCGCGTAGCGATAGGTCCCCGCCGCCAGCCCCGTCCCGTGCGACACGGCGGCTTTCAGCGCCGCGGTGGGGGTCGTCAGGGTGCCGACGATCGCCCCCGTCCCGCCGCGCCCCTTCACCCCGGCATACGTGACGCGCTGCGCGCCGACTTCGACGATCCCGCCCGCCGTGCTGTACCACGCATCGTCGGTGACCGGCACCTCCGTGGCCCCCGCCGCCACGTCGACCAACGCCTGCCCGCCGCCGCCCCGCGCGATCACCCGGGTGACGACTTGCGACAAATCCTCGGCGAGCGCGTGGTCGCTCGAGGTCCGCGCGTCGGTCTGCGTAATCGGGGCGGCGTCTGGCCCTTCCGAGACAAAGACATGCAGGACGCCGGCATAGTCGACGTACCAGTAGGCGCCGATCCGTTCGCAGATGGCCGTCAGACAGGTCGCGACGGTTTCATTGGTAAACGTGATCGCGTCGATGATCGGCAGCGCGTTCGTCACCGCGCCCGTCGTAACCCCCGACGCGAACCGGGCGATCACGTCGAGCACGATCGTCGACGCGCTCCACCCCGTGTAGGTCGCCAGCACGCGGCGCCGGTTGAGCAGCCAGGTCAGGTCGATCGCGCGAATGTCGAACGCGGTGTTGGTCTTGAGCGACTCATACACCCGCGTCGTCTCGAGGATGCGGCCGCCGAACAACTGCTGCTCCAGCGCGCGGTCGCCGGTGAACAGCTGGAAGGTCTCCCCCGCCGTGGGGACGAACCCATGCACGCGCACGCGGGCCGTGTCGGGGGCATCGTTCAAGACATGTTCGACGCTGGCGCCGGCGATCCGCACCAGGCTGGTGCGATCGACCCCGCCGACGATCGCCAGCGGCACCGCCTCGTAGAAGTTCAGGCGCGCGGCGTTGAGCCGCATGACGTTCAGCCGCGCGCAGCCGGGGACGTGCGGGTGCGACGGCATTAGAACCGCACCCCCTGGTGCCGCATCTCGGTGACGAGCTTGTTGGCGATGCCCTGCGCGTCCTGGTTGTTGACGTTCACATTGAGCGTGTTGCCCCACGCCTGCCCGGCGCCGGCGCGGCTGACATCGCCACCCGCCATCTGTCGCAGCGATTGCTGATAGCCGCCCGTCGCGATTTGCGTGCCGCCGAACCCGGCGCTGCGATAGGCGTCGTCCATCGCTTTGCCGGCGGCGACGATCTCGCTGGCGGTCAGGCGGATCGCGCTGCTCGACTGCTGAAAGGCGACGGTCATCTGCTGGGCCGCGCCGGTCGTCTCGTCCACGCTCTGTTTGGCGGCGTCGATCGGCGGCTTCACCTGGTTCCACTCGTCGGCGAGCCGCTGCGTCTCCGCTTCGTACGCCTTCGTGTCGTCGCTCATCCGTTTGATGTCGGCCAGGACCTGGTCGGCGGTGATCGTGACTTGCTTGCCGACGTTCACCCATTCCCCTTGCAGCCCGTTGACGACCGGCGGTATCGCCACCGTCTTGACGTAGAGTTCGTTCAGCGCCGCGGTCCCGACTTTCCCCTCCCGCTGCAGCGACTCGATCGCCTCGCCTACGGTCTTATTCAGCGCCGCCTGCGCCTCCGTCGACATCCGGGTCACACCCGCGATCCCGCCGATGGCGGCGATCGCCTCCTGCGCTTTGGTGACCATCTCGGTGCCAAACAGGCTGTCCCGCAACCGTTGCTGCGCCGTCGCCGCCGCCTCGGCTTTCTTGGTCGCCTCGTCTTCCGCCGCGGTCTGCTCGCGTTTCCGGGCGACGTAGTACTCGATCGCTCGGGCCGAGATGCCGTATTCCTTCGAGAGCTCCGCGGTCGTCGAGGCGTGATTTTTGAGCGCCGCCTCAATCAACGGCAGCTCGGCGCGATGCTTGCGGATCTCGCGCTCCCAGGTCGCCTGATGCGACCACGCCGTTTCCGTCTTGGCGGCGTTGTCCGCGACCGCCTGACTCGTAATCCTGACCGCCTCGCCCAGGTCGGTGATCTCGCGCTTCGCAATGCCGCTCGCCTTCGCCAGGAGGTCTTGCTTGGCGCCGAGCGTTTCCGCCTGCAAGGCGTTCATCCCCCAGCTCTCGTAGATGCGATCCCAGGTCTCGTTCATGCCGGTAAATTGCGCCGACCATTTCCCGAAGTCCCACGCGGCGATCGCGCCGGCCAGGATGGCGCCGGCCGTGCCCAGCGCGCCGAGCGCGCCGACGCCCTTGGTCGCGACCACGCTCAGTTCCTCGATCGCGGCGATCGGCTTGCCAATGCTGACGCCGACGGCATTCAGGGACGCATCGACCGAGCGCAGGCCGCCGGTCATCTTGGCGAAGTCGGCGCCGGCCTTGCCAGTGCTGC